ATTCATCAGCAGCTTGAGAGACAGAATTTTGTATCTTGTCGGTAATCGCCACCGTTGAATCCGCTGTAACCGATTGGAGCGAACGGGTTAAAGGCATAACACCCTCAACACAGTTGATTAAAAGGTCACCAGCGTACTTAATCCCACAGCGCCTACCAAGAGGTACACCAAGCGAGAAAACGCCTACAAGACCCCAATCCGTTGCGCTAGAAGGGTCTGAACCACGGTAAACCGCTACTTCACCTTTACTTGAGATAACAACTAGGTGATCGTCCGAACCCTGTCCAGCGTCTAGCGTCCAAGTGTAGACCGCCATTACATAGCCGCCACGCTTAAACACTGCGCCCAAAGGCATAGGAGTCACTGCGCCACCGATAGATTGAACGGGTAGATAGTGAATCTCTGCGCTGTCCTTTTCCACAAAAAACAAGCGATTTTTAAACAGGCAAACGTGAATCAGCTTAGTAGCTGTCACCCCTGTAATCGAGGCAGCACTCCAAGCCGTACCGTTATAGACACGAGGAACGTCAGCACCGTTACACATGATAAGAAACGAACCGCCAGGGGTCGTTATCATCGTTTCTTGCCACCGTGCGTTAGTCATTCCAGAAACTACCGCCGCGCCTACAACTCCCGCTGTGGTTACGTCATAAATACCAGAACCAGCAGCCGCAAACAGCTTGTTAGTGCCACTCTGGGGGGCGTACTCAACCAATGTCTCAACAGTCGCAGGTAGGCCCGTTACATGGTCTTGTGAGCCTTTGCGGATTCCGACATAGGAAGTGTAAGGAAACCAGTTTTCAAGAATAACGGCTTCGTTAGGTTGTTGCTCAACAAACGAATTCCTATCGTTGAGGCCGCCAGTTGATGCTGGCATTGAAGTGTGTTTTGCCCCGCGCATTATTTGTTTCTCTCTTGAGCTAACAAATCAGGCGCAGCTACACCCATAGCCGCAGCGGTTGCGGCTGTCTTGCGGAATGGGTCAAAAGCCGCAAAACGTGACCGAATAATTGAAGGGTCAAGAATACCGTAATGAGTAGCAGCTCTGCCATTTACACCAACGTCATCAGCCAAATTCTGAATGATGGCGGCATCATTTCCTTCAGTTTTTGCTTGGCGTAAAAAGTTATTTATGCCACCTTCTGCATCAACAAATTCAGCACCAGCGGCATTCATTACTTTAGGATTATTTGGCGCAATCATTAACGGCATAACGTTTTGACCGCGCAATGGATTTGCAGCAATTGCCGCTTCTAATTCTTCTGCTTGTCGTAAAGCATCGTCATATTTGTCATAATATTTTTGTGCATACGCACCAGAACTCTTTTGGGCAATTCTTTCAAAAGTATCTGCTTGATCTACTAACGATTTTACTGGAGCCTGATTTGCCGCATATTCCGCATAACCTCGTGCAGTGGTAGGGTCATCGGTAGCCCAAAAAGCACGTTTTGCACTATTTGAACCAGTAGAAGAACCAAACATTTTTGGGTCAATTTGGCGAATGTCCGATGCCGTGCCGTGGTAAGCATCCTTGTAGCCCATAGCCGCTGCACGTTCAGCAGGTGTATTGCCAGCCGCCAAACCTAACCCGCCTTGTTCAACAGGTAGCGCCGCCCGTTGTTGGGCCAGCATCAAAGCCTGAGATTGTGGGCCGCTAACGTCCTTGATACTCATGCCAACAGGCAAGCCCTTGAGTTTGCTTCCTGCGTCAATCATGGCTTTTGCGCCTTGCTTTGACAGGCCCATCGGTGAAATCATCCCGATAGTGTCACCAACAACTTTAGAAGCGCCTTCTTGCACTGGTGCAGTCAATCCTTTTTCACGCATCCAGTCACTGCCCATCATTGGTTTGTCACCAATTGGTACACCAGCTTTACGCAATGCCCAAGCAATAGCATCCACAGGCATGGATGCAGTCTCAGCAATGTTATTGCTTGCGCTTTGAGCCGTGTTACGAAGGGCGTCAATGATCTGCTTGCGGTTTGGGCCGCTACCCATTTGCGGAAATTCCATTACTTTGTCCAATACATCAACCACAGAATCAAAACAACAACCGGGAAAATCTCAACATGGATAAACCACGCAATCAGCGCGATTGCTCCAAGCCACTTTATCCAGGCCATGAACCGTCAATCATGTTTTGGTCTGTCAACAAGATAGACCCCGCAAACGCGCCCGTAGAAAGAACAGGCGCACTCTTGTTTGTTGATTTCTCTTGCTCCAACAGATAGCGGAACTCGCCAAGGCTAAACGATGCGTCAAGCCCTTTGGCTACCATCCATTGACTTTTGAGGCCAGTAATCAGCAAAGAATCCGAGAAAACGAACGTGTCTGTGTCGGCTGTAACTTCTACTTTTGCCGTACCGTCAACACCTTCAACCCATCCGTTAGAGATGTACTCAAACGACAAGGTTTGATTGTCAGGAGGCGAAGGGTTTAAGCAAAGTTGATTTTGAAGAATCCTGAATCGTTGACGTGGCCCAGCGGACACAATGCCCGACTTAAATGTTTGCCATTCTTGCGAACTTTTCGGCCCCAATAATTCCCATCGTTGCGTACGGTTCCACTCAGTCTGAGGGATTTGACGCTGCCAGTCGCTAGGCAGGTCAAACTTGTTTTGCGAGAACTGCAATTCAACCGTTCCCGCTTTGTCTGACTCCATGTCAAGCGTGATTGTTGTCGAATTGTTGACAGTCACCACTTGGGCAAAAGGTTGTATGCCTTCACCAATAACAGCGTATTGGTCGGTAATATTTGCGGTTGACGATAGGCCCGTGATCGTCTTGGAACCGATTGTCGTTGTTCCCGTCAATGTGAAAGAGTTAGTAACGACCAGATATTCTTTGTCCAGCCGTTGCCATTCTGTCTGTCGGGTAATGTCAGCCCCCAAACGGTTCAACAAGGCCATCAATTGACGTACTTGAGGGTCTTGTGACGCAATCAATGCAGTCGGACGGAACAATGCGAGTTCATCGCAAACTTGTTGAACCAGTTTAAGGGCGTTCATTATTCAACCGTTTCTTTTGCGGGTCGCCCCACTTTAGGTTTAGACACATCGTTCATTTGTCGTTGCAGGTCTGCAATCATGTCTTTTAGGCGTTGATTCTCAGCAGCTTGGGCAGTTTCACCCGCCGTACCAGCAGCCGCCACCAAATAGGCTTTGGCTTTGTTTCGCAAATCCATGTAACCCATGCCCATGCGTGACACGTTAATGTCGCTCAAATTAGCCAATTGCTCAACAGTGTGAATCTCAAAAAACTTGGATTCTTTCACCAACGAACGAGACATTTGCGGCCATTGCTCCAGAGGCGTACCCTCCAAAACATCGGCTTCCTGTGCTTTAAATCGTGCCCATGCTTTCGGGAACTTCAATTCATCGTCTTTTGTAGCTTTACGCTCAATGATGTTATTTACATCCCCAGGAACCACTATTTTGATAAATGGCACATCACGGTACACTGGGCGACCTTGTTTCTCACTCTCAGCCTTGATTTCCACGGCTTCAATAAAAAAAGTTACAAAGAGGTTTGATTCGGCTTGCATGTTCTGAGGATTGCTCATTTTTGCATCTTCCTTAATGGGTTAAAAAAAGTATGACTTGCATTCTTTGCAGAGATGTAAGCCTCATGCGCTTCTTCTGGGGTAACAAACATACCAAGGTGGGAATACGCACCATCTATTTTAACGGTTGCACGGAATTTTTCACCAACTTTCGTTACGCCAAGAAAACCAGTGGTATTTCTTGCACCAATTTCTTGATTTTCAGCGTTTTGCGCCGTGCTTGCTTGCCTTAAATTAAGGATTCTGTTGTCATCTCTATTGCCATTTTCATGGTCAACTTTGTCTTTTGGCCAAAACCCATAGACATAAAAAAAGGCCAACTTGTGAGCAAAATACATCTCACCAAGTAGCCTTATTCTTCTGTATCCTTTTTTGTCTTTGCAGCCAGCAATCTGTCCAACTTTTGTTCTTGCATTGGATTTCAACCAACAAAAAACACCAGTAGTTTTATCGTAAGACAAACTAGATCGCAAAATTTCCAAAGATAAAGTACAATACTTTTCGCTCATAACAAACCTCTCTTTTGTTGTGGGAAGTAAAGCCCCAGAAGCGTCGAACCTCTGGGGCTTTGCGCATTTTAACGCTGTTAGACGTTAGACGCTAGCTTTTGTAAACCAGCCGTAATCGCCTGAAGCCATTGCAACAGCGGGGCTAGTGTAAGAACCACCTGTGGCCGTAGCCAAGAAAGTAGTTGCGTTCACCGTGCAAACAGCAGTCGATGCGGTAATAGTCGCGTTAGCTTTTGCATACACGGCAAACTTGCCGTTTGAGGTGTGTTGAATAGTACCCAAACGAGCGTCTAGAACCTTACCAGCAGCAGCGTCAGCAGCAGTAGTAATAGAGTTCAAATCGGCGCCAGCCGTGGGAATGGTGACAAATGGTGCAGCCATGATAAATATCCTTTTAAAAAATTAGTCAAAAGAAAGGGCCGAAGCCCCTTCAATCAATCCGAAAGCACGCCGCAGAACTGAGGGCCGCTAGATGTCAAAGCACCAGCCCAACCGTACAGTTTCACGAGAGCGTCTTGGTTCACGGATTGACGATCACCACCAATGGCAGTGAAGTTGCGATCCTTGTGAGGACGCAAGAACAGGAACTTGGAGTTAATGAAGTACATGGTGTTGGTAGGGATAGAACCACCAATACCACCGTCCAAGAACACATCACAGTTCAGGCCAGCGCCCATGTATTTGATCGAAGTGAAACCAGCCGCAGCCGAATCTTCAGAGGTCACGCGCTGGATAGCTTGCAACGATTCCAAGAAGAAGCGGTAGTAGTTGTTATCAGCCACGATCATGTCGGGTCGGTCAGTACCGCGCACCAATTGAACGGCAACTTGGTTCATGTACGACTGCATGTTCAGGGCAGTTGCAGCAGCGCCACCCGTAGTAGTCGCATCAAATGCCACGTTACGCCAGAATGTCCAGTTCGCACGGTTAATGCCGCC